ATCAGCATCACGCAAGGTGCCACCACAACCGACTTGTCGGATCAGGGCAACGCTTGCACAATCACAGTCGGCTATGACGCTCTCGAGTCAACCGCATTCGGAGACACAGGTCACCGCTTCACTCAAGGTCTGCAAACGGTCGACGTCTCAATTGACTTCTTCCTTTCCTATGGTGCAACCGAGGTCGAGGCAATCCTCAGCAGCTGCCTCGGTACCGGCACAACTGTTCTCACAATCTCGCCATCTGGCACATCAGAGTCAGCAACCAACCCCGAGTACGTCATCACAAACTGCATGCTGGCCTCATTCACACCGATCAACTCAACCGTCGGGTCACTAGCAACTGTGACCGCACAGTTCACAGGTGGCACATGGGTACGAGACATCACACCGTAAATAACAAACAGAGGGAAACATGAAAATCACACTCAAAGTCACACCGAACGAAGGCGAACCCTATGAAGTCACAACGAACCTATTCGTTGTTGTCGCATGGGAACGCAAAACCAAACGTCAAGCTTCTTCACTCGCTAACGGCATCGGAGCAGAAGACCTTGCATTCTTCGCATACGAATCCGCAAAGCAGTCAGGCGTCACAGTCCCCGCCGTATTTGACGACTTCATCAAACGCATCTCAGCGGTTGACGTTGTCAGTTCTGAGGCTCCAAACCCTACCGACGCGGCACCTACCGACGCTCAATAGCGGAAGTACTTGTCGCGACAGGACATTGGGCATTGCCAGACTTCGACATAGACGACCTTTTCACAGTTGTCGAGTTGTTAAAAGAACAAGAGAAAGCCTCCAGGCGTAGAAAATGACAGTCAATACTTCAATAGAAATGACAGGACTTAAAGAGGCAATTCGTTCCCTCAACAAAATTGAGCCTGGACTGCGCAAAGAGTTTGTTGCACAAGCGACCCGCATTGCACAACCCGCAATTAACGAAGCGCAGCAGGGCTACCAACGCGAGTACCTTTCGGGCATGGCTCGCAAATGGACACAAAACGGTAAAAAAATATTTCCGTTTTCTGTCGCTCGAGCAGTCTCTGGAGTCAAATTAAAAGTTGACGCATCTCGAGAAGCTGTGTCCCTAATCTACATCACGCAAACCAACGTCGCAGCTGCAGTTTTCGAAGCAGCGGGACGCGCCAACCAAAACCGCCTCGGGGATTCACTCGGGCAATTACGCCCAGGCACTACTCGAGTTATCGGGCCTGCCGTGTTTCGTAAGCGCGGAGAAATTGAAAGAGAAATGCAATCAGCATCTCAAGCAGTGATAAACCGCGTGGAAAAGGAACTCAACTAATGGCTCTATCAATCCCAATCATCTCGTCCTACGACGGAGACGGAGTCTCAAAAGCCATTAAGTCGTTTCAGCAACTGGAGACAAATTCGGAGAAGGCGCAGTTCGCAATCAAGAAAGCAGCCGTGCCCGCAGCTGCTGCAATTGGGGCTCTGACCGTTGCGCTCGGTGACGCCGTTTCGGCAGCCATCGCAGACACCGCTGCACAGGAAAAACTCGCTGGTCAACTTGCCCGCACCACAGGAGCGACAGACGCCCAAATCAAAGCCAATGAGGATTGGATCAGTACCCAAGGCAAATTGCTCGGATATACCGACGATCAACTTCGTCCGGCACTCTCCAAACTTGCGACCCAGACGCATGACCTCACCAAAGCCCAAGAAGGCGTCGCGTTGGCTATGGACATCGCAACAGCAACTGGAAAGCCCTTAGAGACCGTTACAGGCGCCCTAGAGAAGGCATACGGAGGCAACGAGAAAGCCTTAGCCAAACTCTCGCCCGAGTTGAAAGACATGATCAAGTCAGGCATGAGCCTCGATGAAGTCATGGGGGTCTTGTCAACAACTTTTGGCGGGGCAGCATCAGAAGCAGCCAACACCACCGCAGGCAAATTCAAACTCATGAAAATCTCCCTCGACGAGACAAAAGAGTCAATCGGGGCATCCCTCATGCCCGTCGTCGAAGCCGTCCTTCCGTACCTTCAAGGCATGGCTAAATGGGCGCAAGACAATCCAGGCGTCTTCACAATCATCGCAGGCACCATCGGCGCAATCGCACTCTCAATTCTTGCCGTGAACACCGCAATGGCTCTCAACCCGTTCGGACTGATCGCCGTCGGCATCGGACTTCTTGTCACAGGCATCGGAATTGCCTACACCAAATTTGAAGGATTCCGCAGCCTCGTGAGAAACGTCGTGAACGGACTGTCTGACTATTTTGAGTTCATGGCAAATAGTTGGATTAAAGCAACAAACGTACTAATCACAGCTTTGAACCTGATTAGCCCTTTCAAAGACATACCCAAAATAGGCAGCGTTTCTTTTGGCAAAATTGGTGCAGAACCTACTAGCGGTGGGTTCACGTCAACAGCACAAGCAGAAGCTGCAATGTTTAGCGCTAACGGTGGCGGAGGCGGTGGCGGTGGAGATACAACAACAATCATCCCTACATCATTAATCCCAACCTCTTTAGGCGGATTAGGAAAGACAGTCAACGCATCAACTCCAGACCCCGTATTCACAGACATGGGACAAGGGCTAGCAAGCGACTTCAGCCAAACAGGCATCGGCGGTCTGCAAGGCTTCGGAGACATCATCTTCAACGTCAACGGCGGAGACCCAAACGCAGTCGTTGATGCGCTTCGTGACTTCATGCGCAACAACGGCTCCATCCCAATTACCACCGCAAACATTTACTAATGCCACAGGTCTACACAGTCGCCTACTCAACGGACAACAGCAGTTTTACAACTCTGTCCAATGTTCAAGGAATTTCAATCAATATCGGTCGACGCGCCCTTGTAGACAACTACTCAGCCGATACTTGCTCAATTGACGTCTGGTACCCCACGGGCTACTACTCGCCTATCACGGCAATGGTGACCGGAACATTCATCAAAGTTACAAACTCGACGACAAGCAAAGTCATCTGGTACGGACGAATCACAGACACCTCAGTTAAGTACGGCATTGTATACAACTCAGGCACTCAGGTTGGCAACTCAGACCGTCTCACAATTCGTGCAGAAGGCGCACTCGCCCAATGGGGACGCGCCAGGGGTAACGGATACTCGATGAGCGCAGACACAGCCTCAGCCCAACTAGCAGCAGCTGCAACCCAAACTGGTCTGACCGTCACGAGCAACTACACAGCAACCGACAACCCAACGCTTTCAGCAACCACAGTCACAAACTCATGGGGCGACTGGATCAACAAATTCACCTCAACCCTCAACGGACGCCTGCGCCAGGGAAACAACAGCGTTGTCGCAATATCCAAATACTCAGGATCTAACTCAACAATCAACTTCTCAGACGCTGCCAACAACGCAACCAATCAGGTCTACGACTCAATTGACTTCCAAAGCCTTGGCCAGAACTACTTCACACAAGTCACCATTTCGCCAGAGAGCTACACCGCCCAAGTCGCTTCAAGCGGTTCAGCACCATATCGAAACCTAAACCTTCAGACCTTTAACTCAAGCACCACACAAGCACTCGACTTCGCCAACTACCTTCTGAGCCAATACAAGACAACGACGTTTTCTTTGGCTTCTGTCTCTTGCCTTGCAGAGGCTCAAAACTCAATGAAACTGGACGCAATTGGCACAGGCTTCTGGGACTGCATTGGCTACGCCGTCACCGTGACATTCAGAGGCACCGTCTACTACGCAATTATTGAAGGCGCGTCATTTACCGCATCACCGGCATCGTCGCGCTACACGTTCTACCTCTCTGGGGCAGACCTAAACTCTTACTTGATTCTTGACAATGTCGTTCAAGGCAGACTTAACTACAACAAACTAGGATACTAAAACATGGCTACTAAAACCTTTGTCTCTGCGGAAGTCCTCACCGCTTCGGATACCAACACCTACTTAAACGGTGGGGGGCTTGTTTATGTTGCGCATTACAACGTGCCAACAGGCGTAGGTGTTAACTCATTCACTATCAGTAACGTTTTTTCAAGCACCTACGACAACTACCGCGTCGTCTGGTCTGGCAAAATGAGCGCCAGTCAAGTAGTAAGAATGAGATTAGGTTCAACCGCAACTGGTTATTACAGTGCTTATTTCTACCAATCTGGTTGGGCTTCTGCCACAACTTTTGGCACAGGGGACAACAACGCAACCGCGTGGAACTATTGCGGGGGCGGAGACACGGCTGCTGCAAACCTTACGCTTGACATTCTCGGCCCAAACTTGCCACAAGTCACATCAATGAACGGATTAGCAAGAATCTCAACATCCAACCAAGGGATGTTTAACGGCATTTTAAACGACACAACCGTTTATACATCACTGTTTTTCGATGGTGGCGCTAACAACTTTATTGGCGGACAAGTCACAGTTTACGGTTATCGGAAAGGCACCTAATCATGGGCAAAGAAACATTTATCATTGCATTCATAGACGCAATTACAGGCGAAGTTGAGGAGCGTCTTATGACAGATGAAGAATACGCAAAAAAAATAAAAGAGTTAAAAGAAATAGAAGATGCGAAATAGCCTAATTCTATTGGTCTTTTTTGGGTCGCTCACCGCTTGCACAGATCGTGTACGCCACAACTGTGACACCACCAACACAGCAGACAAATCATTTATGGAAAGCAAATGCAAATGAAACTAGAAAACAGACTTAGCAACGAAGAAATCAAGGCACGACTTATCCTTGTTGTTGGCATCTGCCTCTCAAGCGCGTTCCTATTTTCAATCGTTGCTCTTTTGTACGGCCTTTTGTTTGTGGTGCAACCAACAGAGCAAGCCCCTAACGACTCTGAGGCGTGGGCAATTCTTTCGCCGATGCTTATGACCCTTGCCGGTGGCCTTATTGGGTTGTTAGCTGGTAATGGCCTTAAAGATAAACCTAAAGACCCACCTGCCCCATGAAATACACGGGTTACGACAAAACAGCCACAGCAAAAATGGCAGGCACTGAAAAGTTTGTTGATCTCTGTTCTCGCCGTTGGGGCTTTACAAACTTAGGCACGCTGGTGGTTAGGCAGATGCGATCTGGTCAAGGCATGAGTGTGCACAGCACATCGAGAGCTGCAGACATTGGTTTCCCAGACACAAAAGAGGGACGCGCTGCAGCTGTGCAGGCCATGCTTTGGTTTGTCAAGTACTACAAAGAATTAGGCATAGAAGAAGTCCACGACTACGGCGGTCTAATAAACGGCACCTGGCAGGGCTGGAGATGCAACAGAAACGGCAAGCCAGGCTGGAAACTGTGGACTGAT